ATTTGAAATTCTGCACGAATTGCAAACGTTTGCAAATAAGGTTAAGGATACGCGATAAATGAACACGTTCATTTTACGAAAAGTTAATGCGCTTTAACTTTTGATTAAATGTAAACAATTTGTGAACATTATCATTAATCCATTGACAATCGCTGTATTTATGATATAATAAAAGAAAAATGGTAAACTCAAGGAGGAACAAAGATGATTAATCAAGTATTGGTAGTAAAAACTTTAAGAAATATTGATTATTTAAAGGAATTATTAAGTCAGGGTTACAGAATTACTTGTAGTCTAAATAACAATTATGTTTTAACATGTCAGAGCGGTAATGTATTCACAAAGATGTTTTTAATTTTCACATTATTTTAAGGAGGAAGCTAATGCCAATTCAATTATTAGTTTCCGACAAGCGCAAGTCCACAGGCATTTCCATCAAGACTTTTAGGCTTCCCTGTGAAGCCATTTCTTACATGAACAATCACAAAGTATACGAGGTTACGGTATTAAGCGGTGGATTTTGCTTTACCTATAACCCATCAAAATTCAAGGAAATACATAAATAAGGAGGCCAACATGGAAGATATTATCAGGATTCATTCGGCGGAAGGTTTATTTGAATACAACTTATTAGATTTTAAATTCATGGGATTTAATCCTACAGTTATTTGTCCCGCAGGTGCTATTCTCCGTAAGCAGGTATGGAACCCCGGCGCTTCAGAACCCATTAACTACAAAGTAATCATCACAAGAAGGAGGAAAAGTTTATAAATATTTTAAGTTTACAATTTGTTCACAATTTGTTCATAACCCGTACATATGTTATTGTTATACTTGACTTGTAAGTTTTCAAAGGAGGTCAAACCTATGTTAAAGTTTATTGATTTATATATGGCCAATAATGTCTGGCAGGTTGACACTATGATAAAAATCGAGTTTGCTGAGGGTGACACGGAAATCGCGCAGGCTCAGGACCTCGCCGAGGATTACGGAGACTACGAGGTCGATTGGTTCGACAATAACATCGTCGGCATTCACAAGGAGGACGACTAATGATCAAGAACATGGTAATTCAGTTTTTAGAAACGGCTAGCCCCAGGTACGCCGTCCTTGCCAAAGGATTCTTGGACGGTCCCAACTACTTCTATCTCATCAAGGATTGCAACACCGGTGTTCGTCTTTTGTTAGAGGTAAGCACCAACCAGGCGTTCTCTCTGGAAACCGCAAAGTCATTAATCATTGATGGATGGTTAAAAGTAGTATCTGCAAAGTTCTTTTCAGGCTTCAACGAGGAAGTAAACGATTAGGCTGACGGCACCAGGGAAGGTTCGACTCCTCCTCGGCCATTACCCACCGGATCAGGCGGGGAGAAACAAATACACATATTTCAAGCAAAGAAAAGGAGAGAAAAGCAATGAAGAAAGACATGATCACAAGAACACTGGTAAGCACAGCAGTTACGGTACTGGGAGTCAACGGGGTGTCCGCTGAAACGTACAATGAGACGGTAGTTTTTCCGGGAGTTATCAAAGACAAGGAAAAAGCGCTTGCCATGGTTAAGAAACATCTGTCCGCAAAGGAACTGTTTGAGGATTATCATCCGGCTGTGGTAGTCTCTATGGAAAAGCGCGAGCAGCTATTAGGGATCACGGTTGAGGATTTCATGGCCCACGCGGTTCCGGTTGAGCGCCCCAAGTCCCAGACTAAAGAAGCACAGGCAGAAAAGAAGGAAGCAAAAGAAGCAGCATTTTGAGAAGAAATTAAAAAAGATGTTTAAGGAGGATTAAGCAATGACAATTACAGAGAAGAGCAACGAGTTCACCAAGGTAGAGCTGTACCGCATGACCAAAAGCCCGTCCATCGTATCGGTTAAGGCGTTAGAGGATGGATCCACCATTACACCGCGTGGCTGGCTGACCTTTGACGATGAGAATGCAAAGGGAGAAACCTCCCACATGCTTTCCATTATCGGTGAGGACGCGTTCAATCAGGAAACCGTCTGGTCTTGCCGGTCCCAGACGTTCAAGGACAATTTCATGGATTTGTGGAATATGTTTGACGGTGAACCCTTTACCCTGAAAAAGATTTCAGGAGTAACCAAAGCTGGTAGAGAATACGTGAACTGTGATCTTGTCTGATAGAACGGAATAACCAGGTCATACGCGCTAAAGCGCTAGACAAGTGCCCGCTACACATGTGGCGGGCTATTTATTACAAGGAGGACTAAGATGATTGTATTAACCATTCAAAATTTCCTGTGCGTTGTCGGTATTGGCTTATCACTTGGCATGATAGGTGGCTTCTTCTTAATTTGTTGGATCACAAAATCATAAGGAGGTTGTACCATGGCAAAACGTAGAAAACAAACCCCTGCCGAAAAAGCGTACAACCGCGAACGCCGTCGCATACAGCGCCAAATCACCCGCGTGTCACAGCGCGGTTACGATGTTCCCGAAAATATCTTACCCCCTCAGCCCAAGCGAATCACGGAAGCGAGCGTTCGCCGTTTACAAAAAATTACCACTCCCCGTATCTATGAGCGTTCTCGTTACATCGACGTAGAGACCGGCGAAATTTTAACCGGCACAGAGGGCCGTCGGTTAGAACGTCAAGCCGCAGCCCGACGTGCAGCAGAAACAAGACGTGCAGCACGCGAGGTTAGACGGGAATATATAGATCCGGAGCCTCCGCAGGCACAGTTGCCAATAGTTGAGTATGTGCAGTTCGACGAACAAATACTGACAGTATTCCAGATGGAAATGACTGAGATTTACGGGCGCAACGAAAAGCTCTTCAACTACATATCACGGTGGTTCCAAATGGCCCGCCAGCGTTACGGTGATGAAGATTTTGCTGACGCGCTAGAGCGCGCAAAAGCCAACGGCGAATGGCCTGGCTGGGAAGGCGTTTCTGATTCTGAGATACTAGTCGGAAAGTTGACAGGAATCCTTGAAATGGTAGGTGGAACGTCAGGCGGAAGGCAAGAAATATTAGAAGCGCTAGAAGAGGGCGAGGACTGGACTATGTATGAGGACGAGGAACTATAGTTATTATGTATGTGACTTTGAAACTACTGTTTACAAAGGCCAGCAGTTTACTGAGGTTTGGGCTGCTGCGATTGTAGAGCTTTACACTGAGCAAGTAGAAATCATGCATAGTCTGGCTGATTTTCTTGACTATGTAAAAGGATTAAAGAAGAACGTAATAGGATATTTTCATAACCTTAAGTTTGACGGAAACTTCATAGTTGATTACCTCCTTAGGAATGGATATCGTTGGAACCGCGTAGCTGAGGGCCAGATGGCAAATAAAGATTTTAAGTGTGCTATCAGTGACCGTGGCGTTTGGTATAGTATCACCATTAAGATGGGGAGTAACATCATAGAATTCCGTGATTCTTTAAAGCTTCTCCCATTTTCCGTAAAGCGCATTGGTAAAAGTTTCAAAACGGCTCACAAGAAGCTTGACATGGAATATGAAGGATTCCGTTATGCAGGTTGTGTAATCACAGACGAAGAACGGCAGTACATAGCCAATGACGTGCTTGTGGTTAAAGAAGCCTTAGAAATTATGTTTGAACGTGGTCACACAAAACTTACGATTGGTTCGTGTTGCTTGGAAGAGTTTAAAACCACTTACGACAAGGAGGACTACAAAAGCTTTTTCCCGGATTTGACACAAGTAGAGATTGATCCTGAATTATATGGGGAGAAAACAGCCGACGCGTATATCAGGCATAGTTACCGTGGTGGTTACTGTTACCTGGCTAAACGTAAAGAGAACAAAGTGTTTATTAACGGATGGACGGCTGACATTAACAGTAGTTACCCGTCAAACATGTCGAGCGAGTCTGGAAACTATTACCCGGTTGGGCTTCCTAAATTCTGGAAGGGCGATATACCAGATGAAGCACAGAAATACTATTATTTTGTGAGGTTCAGATGTAGGTTCAGAGTGAAAGAAGGCATGCTTCCAACCGTACAGATTAAAGGAAGCTTGTTGTATCTAGGAACAGAATATCTCATGTCAAGTGATATCTACGACTACAAGACCGGAACTTATAAGCGCTATTACATGCGAAAAGGTCAGCTGCATGATTCTCAAGTTACATTGACAATGACCTGCAAGGACTACGAGTTATTTTTACAGCACTATAATGTGTATGACTTGGAAGTTCTTGACGGGTGCATGTTTCATCAAGAAATTGGTTTGTTTGATGAATACATGTACAAGTATAAGGAGATCAAGGAAAATTCTGTAGACGCTGAGCGTGAGCTAGCAAAGCTGTATTTAAACAATTTATATGGTAAGTTTGCGGCCAATGATTCGTCGAGTTATAAGATACCATATCTTAATGACAAGAACGTACTTGGATTTGAGATTGTAGAAGAACATGAAAAGAAGCCAGGGTTCATAGCCGTTGGAAGTGCTATAACATCATATGCAAGACGGTTCGTGATTAATGCAGCACAAGCTAACTACTATGGTCCAGACAAGGATGGATTCATTTACTGCGATACTGATTCAATCCATTGTAGCGGTTCACCAGATAACGTAAAAGGAATTAAGATTCACCCCACTCATTTTTGTTGCTGGAAGTTGGAAAGTTATTGGGATAAAGCAATCTTTGTGCGGCAGAAAACGTACATCGAGCACGTGACGCATAATGATGGCGAACCAGTGGAGCCATATTATTCTATTAGGTGCGCTGGTATGTCTGATTCGGCAAAGGATGAATTCATCAAGACACATGTCATGGAAGATTTTAAAGAAGGACTTAAGCTTGAAAACATGCTTAAACCTGTGAGAATGCCAGGTGGAATAGTCCTTCAAAATAAGGGTTACAAAATGACAAAGAAGGCGGAATTAAAATTAAAGGAGGATTGACGATGAATTATGAAGATTTAATAAAAACTAGACTTAATAGTATTTATGGTATACAATCTTGCTGTAAAACGCAACAAGAAATGCGGCTAGCTAAAGATGAATTAATAGCTATCATGTTTGATAAATCGACAAAAGAAATTATCAGAAATGAAATTAGAACACTGAAAATATTAAAGGGCAGTAGAAGTAAGTTAAACTTTTAAATAATTGTACTTGCGCAAATACAATTACAAAGAGGGAGCCATGCCGGTTCCCTCTTCTTATATCTGATCATCCGGTCATTAGAATGGACTTCCAAGTCCGATAGACTGCGCGGAAGGTTTTATCCTTTGGAACCCGAGCACGACAGACTAATGATAACGGATGTAGATACTAATATGAAAGTAGCTTAAGTAGCATTGCCTTACATTCCAGATTCTTAAATCGGAAGCAGCCACGATTGAACAATCCGCGCAGGCTCCCAATCATCAAGCTGTTTTTGGCAAGCATGACATAGTTGATGTTATGATCATCAGTAGTCAAGGTAAGCTTAATGGGGAATGATTCATCCCATTTGTCGGTAACGTACATGATTCCGAGTGAATCATATTCGTAGATTGCATAATGCTTGTTAAGATATTTTATGGTATACGTATAACGTCCTCGACCTTCGGGGCGTTCAAGAAAAGCATAGTTATCATTAAGGTATATGTTCTGCGACGCATAAGCCACGTAGTCACTAGAAGAGAATGCACGGTTGAATCCTGATTCCATCATAGCGTTAGAAGCTGATTCGATGAATCCCTGTTCAAGCACAAAACCATCACCTCTTAAGAATTGTGTATCCTTCTTAAGTCGGTCAGATATCCCAAGTGCTGTATAATATGGGTTAAGCAAGCTCACTGTATTTCCACACATGTATACGGGAACGTATCGAATCTGTTTTCCGCGCCCCCTGGCAACACTTGTGTGAACACTAAGCAGCTTCTTAATTTCGTCAGTACAATACTTATTATTCTCAGACTGAAATTCATCAAACAGAATCCGATCAACATCGTTGAAAATATGGCTGTACTTCTTAATTGCGTCAGCCCCATTAAGGGCAACCGCATAACCACAGTGAATGTCATTCAAATACAGCTCATAGTATAAACCCTTTGCCATACACTGGCTTGACATGTTATCATCGGGGAAAAATAAATTTCTGATATCCTTAAAAAATTTGTCATGGCAATCCGAAAGCTCATAGTTGAAGCGGTTTAAAAGCATAAACTTTCCCTGTCCAGCTTTAAACTTTTTGGTAAAGTAACGGTTAAACCATGTGGTCTTACCGCCCGTTCTGTTTGTGGTAACCATAAACAGTTCAGGTTTCTTACCATTAATATCACGCATGGACAATAATTTGGTTCCGTCGTAGTAAGCCATGCCTAACTCCCTTCAGATTATAATATCTCTTATTATTGTACCACATTTTCATTGACAAGTCAACAATTTTTTGATATAATAGAAGGTGGAAGGGAGGGATACAATGTGAACGAGGTTGTAACATTAATTACGAATGTGGGTTTTCCCATCGGCTTAACCTTAATTTTGTTGTGGTACATCTATGATAGCAACAACAAGCACAAGGAAGAGATGGACAAAATGAGTGAAGCGTTGAACAATAATACGCTGGCTCTCACAAAACTCATTGACAGATTGGAGCGTGAGAACAATGCTTAATGGAATTGACGTATCTCGGCACCAGGGTTATATCGACTGGGGGAAAGTAAAACCTCACATTGATTTTGCCATGATTCGCGCAGGGTTTGGTAACAACAATCTTGACGCAAAAGCATTATTCAACATGGAGCAATGTGAAAGATTTAATATCCCGTTTGGGGTATACTGGTTCAGCTACGCATTACATCCTGAAATGGCGCGCAAAGAAGCTGACCATTGCTTGGATATTGTAGGCAATCGTAAGCTTGCATTTCCGGTAGTTTATGACTTTGAGTATGACACCGTTAATCACGCGGTTAAACAGGGGGTTAAAGTTGATAGAGCGTTTGTCCTTAACTGTACCAGAGAGTTTTGTAAGCGTGTAGAAGAGCGTGGTTTTTATGCAATGTTCTATGCTAATAACGATTATTACAAACGCTATTACCAGGGTAGTGATATCCCTGAAAAATACGATATGTGGTATGCGCGTTACGCTGATCAGCCCGGAATGAGTGTTAATCTCTGGCAGAAAACCGACCGAGGAAAAATCCCTGGAATCACTGGCTATGTTGATCTGGACGTATCATATCGTGATTACCAGACAATCATGGACAAAAACGACTTAAACAACTACGACTGAAAGGAGCTTTAAATTATGGCCTGGAACGCAAAAGCTATAGGTGCATACGCAAGAACCAGTGAAGAAGCAATCGAAAACGCCCGAAATATATGGGGAACGCTTGCCGCACATGGTTGGACTACCAACGCTGTATGCGGGCTTTTGGGCAATATGGCGGTTGAATCAGGGTATAACCCTTGGAGATGGCAGAACGATGTTCTAGGTGTTTCCACCGGATCGCCCTGGACTAATATGGGGTACGGGTTTGTACAGTTTACCCCTGCCAGCAAATACATAGACGCACCGGAAGCAAAAGCTTTAAGCGGCTACGGGCCTAATTTTAGCGATAAAACAGGCTCCCCATCAGATGGTTACGCTCAAATTGTATACGTGAATGGGTATGCTGATTACTACGCCACTACAGCTTACCCGGAGAATTACGACGAGTTTAAGGCAAGCACCCAGACCCCGGCTTACCTTGCCAAAGCTTGGTTATATAATTACGAGCGGCCCGCTGATCCGGGAGCCTCAGAATCTATCCGTGTGGAAAACGCGGAATACTGGTGGACGGTATTAACAGGTGAACCACCGCCTGATCCCGGCCCCGGGCCTGGTCCTGGACCGGGATCACAAAAGAAAATGCCAATTATGTACTATCTGCGGCGAAGAATATTTTAAGGAGGGTAGAAAATGGCCAGATTGGAAAGAGAAGAATTTTTCAACCGCATTCGTGAACGTATCGGAGATGATACCAGTGACGACGCTTTAAAGTTTATGGAAGATATCACCGATACTTACGACGAGTTGGAAGGGAGAGCCAGCGGCGACGGGGAGGACTGGAAAGCAAAATACGAAGAGCTTGACGCGGAGTGGCGCAAGCGCTATCGTGACAGATTTTTCAATACCCCGGAGGGCGCAAAGGAAAATCAGGAAGAAGATGTAAAACGTGACGGCGAAAAGACGCGCACGTTTGAAGAGTTATTTGAGGAAAGAGAGGGAGAATAATATGCCTAACAAGCCAGCTAATGTAAGCTTAGATAGCGTAACCAACACCGCCGCAAAAACGTTTGCGGCAGAAAACCCCAAGGTGAACGTGCCGAAAATGTACGCTGCCACGGCACAGATTTTGAATACAATCAGGGATAACGCCAGTGCGAATTACCGTGACTATGTTCCGTCAGCAGACCCGGCACTTGCGGCAAGTGTGCGTGAGATTGGCGGAATCATTATGAATTATCCCGCCTTGCAGAACGAGTTCTTGTCGGCACTTATGAATCGTATTGGCCGTGTGATCATCACGTCCAAAATGTTCTACAACCCGTGGGCTGGACTTAAGAAGGGACTTCTTGAATTTGGCGAAACGGTAGAGGAAATTTTCGTCAACATTGCAAAACCCTTCCAGTTTGACCCCGCAGTGGCGGAAACTGAAGTGTTCAAGCGGGAGATTCCCGATGTGCGGGCGGCTTTCCACATTCTTAACTATCAGAAATTCTACAAAGCTACTATTAGCAACGACCAGCTGCGCCAGGCGTTCTTGTCTTGGCAGGGGATCACCGACCTGATCGCGAAAATCGTAGACGCAATGTACACCGGCGCGAACTATGATGAGTTCCTTACCATGAAATACATGATTGCGCGCAACATTCTGAATGGCCGCATGAACGTGACTGAGATTGACCCCGTGTCTCCCGAAAATGCCAAAGGAATCGTTTCTACGATTAAGGGTATCAGCAACACATGGGAGTTTCCATCTACTAACTATAACATTAGCGGCGTGACCACCTTCACAGCTAAAACTGATCAGTTCATTCTACTTAACGCAAAGTTTGACGCTGTAATCGATGTAGAAGTGCTTGCGAGTGCGTTCAACATGGACAAAGCGGAATTTATGGGGAGGCGCATTCTGGTAGATAGTTTTGGTGCCCTTGACACCGATAGACTTAATTTACTGTTTGCCAATGATCCCAACTATGTGCCGATTACTCAGGAAGAACTTACCGCCCTTGACGCAATTCCGGCCATTATGGTTGACCGTGACTGGTTCATGATCTTTGACAATTTCTACAACTTTACAGAGAACTACAACGGGCAGGGCCTCTACTGGAACTACTTCTATCACGCGTGGAAAACGTTCAGTGTTTCTCCTTTTGCAAACAATACGGCATTCATTGCGGGTGCACCCACTGTTACCAGCGTAACCGTTTCCCCCGCAACCGCTTCCGTATTTAAAGGCCAGGGAATCCACCTGAATGCCACTGTAGTTACTACGAACTTTGCGCCCAAGTCTGTAATTTGGAGTTTGACCGGGGCAACAAGCGCCGATACTACCATTGATATCTACGGAAATTTGTCTGTGGCGGAAGATGAGACCGGAACTACCATTACGGTAACAGCTACTTCTACATTTGACAGTTCCAAGGCTGGGACTGCTACTATTACTGTTGCTGAACCTGCGGCATGACGATTAAGGGAGGGGAGTAATCCCCTCCCAAGGGAGGTATTAAGATGTATGTATCACCAAACACTAACGTGCGCATTCTCAAAAATGTCCCGTTAGACAATACCTACAGAAATACAATATTTTTTCTTGATCAAGGTTCGCAGATATCCTATTTCTCAGGTAAAACCAAATACAATCTTACACAACTTTCCTATCAGGCCCCGTGGGGAAAGCCCTTAAGAGTTGAGATTAATGCCGAAAATCTGTATGATTGTAACTATATTATGTTTCAAAATACGTCATTCGGCACTAAGTGGTTCTACGCTTTCATTACAAATGTTGAATACATTAATAATGAAACTAGTGAGATCACAATCGAAATTGACGTTATGCAGACTTGGCATTTTGACTACACTGTTAATCAGTGTTTTGTTGAACGTGAGATGGCGGCGACAGATGATATAGGTGGAAATCTGGTGCCTGAAAACCTTGAACTTGGCGAGTATGTATACGAGGACTTAGGGCTAACCAGTCTGTTTTCCTTATATCAGGTAGTTGTGGCTGCAACGTTTGATAAAAATTTTGACGACGCACAAGGAGGAATTTACGGTGGGGTTTTCTCTGGTCTGCAATATAATGTTTTCGCTGATTGGCAGAGTGCAGCTACATTTTTAGAGGAGGCCACAACTCAAAACAAATCAGATGGTATTGTATCCATATTTATGCTTCCTATTTCATTCTGCTACGATTACCAGAAAACAATGCCCGAGGTGTTTAACATTGATAGGGACAAACATCTAAATGACATTGATGGATATGTACCAAAGAACAAAAAATTATTTACTTTCCCCTACAATATGCTTTATGTAACCAACAACGAGGGATCGGCGGTTAATTATCCATTCGAATATTTCTCTACAAGTAACTGCACTTTTAATATTTCTGGCGCAATGTGCTGTACACCTGAATGCATGCTGGTTCCCTTGTACTACAAGGGAGTAGCAAAGAACTACAATGAGAAATTAATTGTAGGCAACTTCCCCCAATGCGCATATAGCATTGACACGTTTAAAGCGTGGGTGGCGCAGAATCAGACTCAACTTTCAATGAGTTTGGTGGGCGGTATTGCTCAGACGGCAGCCGGAGGTGCTACGTTATATGCTACCGGAGGAATGGGAGGAGTTAACCAGACTGTAGGTGGGATTCAACAGATTGGTAATCTACTGGCGACCATAGCAGATAAAAGCACCTTACCCCCTCAAGCGCGTGGAGGCGGCGGATCAATCATTAACATGGCAAACCAGATTAAAGGATTCCAATTCTATTATGCACATATTCGTGCTGAGTTTGCACGTATCATTGACAGCTATTTCACAGCTTATGGCTATGCAACTCATAGAGTTAAGATTCCTAACAGGTCAATTAGGCCACACTGGAATTACGTTAAGACTATTAATAGCAGCTTGACAGGATCAGTGCCAGCAGATGATATGGCAAGGTTGCGTGCAATCTATGACAACGGAGTTACGTTCTGGCGTAACGGCGATGAAATTGGTAACTATTCACTTGACAATAGCCCGGTGGGAGGTGTAGTAAGTAATGAGGGACTATAATACAGACCGGCCATTCTGGAATAGTGCAAAGGCTAATAACAGCACGTTTCTGCAATATTATAACAGGCTGACAGACCTGGCAATCTCACAGTTTGAATGGACTAACCTTCCACCGACTTGTGACGCAAGGTTCTTGGAACTGGCCTTATTTGCGGATGGAATGGCAGTATTCTTTAAGGATGAGATATTAGGATATCTTACCTTGCAAACCATGATAGGCGGGCCACTGGATGTATACCGTATTCCTATTATTCGCACAGCGTACGCCAGTAACGGCTACAGGATGGAACTGGACAATACTAACAGCGTATTGATCTTTAACAACAACCTTCACATTAATTCGCTGCTTGACATTGAAATGTATGCGTGGAGGTTGTACGAAATACAGCGCGCAATCGATGTTAATGTAAAGGGACAGAAAACCCCAAAGGTTCTTACCTGTGAAGAGTCTCAAAGATTAACGTTGGTTAATCTCATGAAAAAATATGACGGGAACCAGCCATTCATATTCGGAAAGAAGGGCCTGGCACAACAGCTTGAAACATTAGATATTTCAACGCCGTACGTGTCGGACAAATTGCAAGTTCTTAAACAGTTGGTTTGGGATGAAGCAATGACTTACCTGGGAATTTCTAATTCTAACACCGACAAACGCGAACGTCTTAATACTGCTGAGATTACAACCAGCATGGGAGACGTTGAAGCACAGCGTTACACCAGACTTTCCGAACGTGAAAGAGCTTGTGACAAAATTAACGCAATGTTCGGACTTAATGTGGGCGTGCGCTACAGGCAAGTAATTCCTAACATGGAAGAAGCTATGGTGGATGAGATCACCGGGGAGCCGGGGGAAGGTGGTGAAGCATGAGTGTATTTACAACTCAGTTAAGATACATTTGTGAGTCGCTGGCTGGTTTACAGGAAAGCACTGGCTACGAAAATGTAACTCAGGTGATTAACGGAGCAAGGACAAAAATATTTAGCTTTAACTACCCCATCTATGATGAGAATTACAGGGCTGTGCTGGAAACAAAAATTCTTAAACATTTCTACACACAAGAAATTGGTTTAGAAACTTACGGCCTCTGGAAACTTAAGCTTGACACCAAAATGAATGAGATCATGCCGTACTATAACCAGTTATACGAATCAGCCACACATAAGTTTAATCCGCTGTATGATGTTGACATTTCACGTCAGCACACACGCAAGAACAACGGGAAACAGATTCTTGATGGAAGAGTGATCAGTGACAGCGCACAGGATAATCATGTAATGGTTGATGGTTCATCTGAAAGCAGCGTGACCCGGGCAGATACTGACAAGTACGCTGAGACACCACAAGGTGGATTAACTGATTTGCAGAATGACAGGTATCTTACTAACGCAAGAATGACTAACGCTACAGACACAAGCAAGGGAAGTTCAGGCGAAACTACAACTGGAAACTTAACCATCAATGCAACCACAGAAACTAACAATAACACAACGATTAACAATACTGAGGATTACATCGAAACTGTGACGGGAAAGCAGGGAACGGGGAGCTACTCGTCCATGATCATGGAATACCGTGAAAGCCTTATTAACATTGATATGATGATCATCAAAGAGTTAGAGGAATTGTTCATGGGAATATGGGAGGTAAATGTCGCATGGTGACAAACAACTATGATTTTAAAACTGTGACAAGGTTAAGAATGCTTTGCATGAAAGTGCTTCCTACTGTTTATGGGGACGCTCTGTCATATGAAGAACAGGTATGCAAAGTGACAGAAAAAATTAACCAGCTTGTCGATACTGTAAACGCATTGCCGGACTACATTGTGGAAGTAGTTAAAGAGTTGATTGACGCGGCGGGGCTGGAAGATATTGTAAAAAATGTACTGGCTGATTTGTATTTCATCAACGTCAAAAACCCTCCCGCTCCTTTTATAGCTGCAAAGGGTGACGGGGCAACAAATGACACGGAAGCTATTCAAGCATTGCTTAACTATGCTGGTTTACAGAGAAGTTATCTGTTTTTTCCTGCTGGAAACTACATTGTCACCGGATTAACTATGGTGGAGAATGTTTCTCTGGTGGGTTTAGATAGATATTCTTCTATCATTACACTTGCTCCTGACTCTAACCGGGACTTGGTCACAGGGTTTGTGGAAAATGCTTCTATTAGTAATTTGACACTGAACGCCAACATGAACGCACAGACGGCAAATTGCTCGTGCTTGAACGCCACTGTGGATAATGCGTTGATTGACTTTGTAATTTTCAGGAACGGATATGATTCCGTGGTGGTTGAAAATACGAATGAGTTTGAGGGTGCGTATTGGTTATTTGACGGTATACAGCATAATGCGTTGACACTTAATGGTGATGGCGCAGTTATTAGTGATGTCATTTTCAAGAATGCTTCTCAGCTTAGTGCCAACGCACTGGCAGTTGTCAATGGAAATAATAAGATCACTGGAATTTTTTCTAACGTTGATATTCCTACTGGGATTGTTATTTCGGCTACAGGGGCGACGGTGGAGGGAACCATACTTAATGCTAGGACTACAATCACGGGTGGAATTGGCAACTATGTTGATATCGAGGATTTAACTGGTCTTAACAAATATGGCACAAATGACACTGAGACTTTCACTGGAAACAAAACAATTACAGCAGTTAATTCTACTGAACACATTAGTGGAACCAAAAGTGTTAATGCAGCTAATGAAACAATTACCATTACGGGAACTAAAACAGAAAATACAGGTGACACAAATGAAACTATTACAGGAACCAAAACAGAAAACATTGGCACTAAGAACGTAAAAGCAACCACTGTGACAGAAAATATAACTGGTTCAGAAACTAAGACTGTAAATGTGTCTACTGAAAATGTAGCCACTGAAAAAAGATTCAATGCTGATAACATTTCTTTAAATAGCACACAGCCTTTAGGTTATAAGCCGCCCGTTGATTTAAACGATAACTTTAGAGCAGTTCCCATGAAAAGCCTGGCGGACGGAACCGAATATAACGTTCTTGTTGAAAAACCGGGTGCTGATATTGAAAGTAATGTTGGTACTTGGGAGGTTTACACCGAAGGAACGGGAATCGTAAACGCTAACGTGACTACGTTCCCCACATTCGTGGCTAGGGTGGCTTTAAATCGAAAGCTGGGGTTGATGAACGTAAGCTTTATCGCCAATACTGGAGAAGTTACTGGTAAACCGTTAGATGGTAACGTGCCTATATTTACATTCCCGTTTAAAATTCCTGCTAACGTGACATATGGTGAATATGAAACTACAATGCTTACTATGTACAGAGCTGATAAAACATTAAGCTACAGCGCGCATACCGGTTCATTCATTGTAAGCGACGCTAATGGAGTTCCCACCTGGCAGGCTATTATGGAAAACTACGGAACCAGTGGATATAATTGCGTGGCTGTGATGGCTAACTGCACAATCTATGTGGGGGATTGGGATATCATTGATAGCCCGGCTGTTACGAGCGGTTGGGTTAAATATGACCAGACTACGGGCGTAATAAATGCAAATCCTAGCGTGTTCCCCACATTTGTTTCTGATATTTGGATTAACCAGAAGCTTGGATTGATGGAGGTAAGTTTTATCGCTAATACTAATCTGGCAACTGGTACTCCGTTAAATGGAACAACGCCGGTATTTAAACTGCCATTTAAGATGGCACCATCGGCAAGCTATGGTATCTATGAGGCTAATATACTTGATATGTATAATAGTCAGGCGGGGAAGAAGTTTAACTACTTTGCACATACTGGGGCTATTTTAAGTAGTGACACGAATGGGGTTCCGACGTGGAATGCTATTATGGAGAATTATGGAACTGATGGTTTTAACTGTTGCGCGATTGTGGGTAATGTTATGTTGCCTATTAAAGATTATAACTTTACGGAGGTAGGATAATGGCTGAGAATTATAGAATGATTGAGGTGGCAAAGGAAAGAGCTGTGAGAAGAACCGGTGATGGCGTGACTGAGATTACACCTGAAGATGTGGTAGGAAAGATTGAATGGACTGAGGGTGGAGACAGAAGCTATTATGATGGGTTTGTAGATTATCATGGGCCTAGCGGGTATAAAGATAGGAAGGATGATCCCAATGGTGATATGATGTAAAACATTGAGAGTCAGGTTAATAGCCTGGCTCTCTTTGCATTTAACCCATTTTGCAAACGTTTGCAATTTGTGCGGCTTTCAGAAAAAATGTAAGCACTTACATTGGCTGTCTCTTATACACATCTGACGCTGCCGACGAATAGCCTTGTGTAGAT